GGTTGGGGCCTTCAGCCAGCCCGACGCCCAACGCCGGGCCACAGTCCCGGCGGCTGTGTCGAACTGGGGGTCCCGAAGGAAGTCCTCCAGTTCCCCCAGTTCGAACAGATCGCCCACGGTCTATCTCAGCTGCCGAACTCGGCGATGAGGTCGGCCTTCGACTTCGCCTCAGCCTCGGCCTGGGCGTCCGCCTCGGACACACCCTCAGCCCGCTGGGTTACCGCGAAGGCAACCCAATCAGCCTTGGTCGCAGCCTGCGGCGGGGCCGGGTTGGCCGGTGGAGCGTCCTTCTTGGGCTCAGGGTCGGCTGGCGACTCTTCCGCCGGGGCCTCCTCGACCCACTCCGCGTACTCCTTGCGCACCAGCCCGGCCACGTTCTCCGGGTCGGCCTCGATCGGCAGAACCGCGTCCTTGTAGAAGCCGGCCACGGTCCACTTGCCGGTAGCCGGGTCGAGTAGTTTCACAGTTGCGTATGCCGCGGTCACCCGGGCTCGGCGCGTGCTCATGTGTGCATAACCACCTTTACGACGTTGCCGGCAGCGGTGGACAGCGCCGTGCCGACGATCTTCTCGAACGTGTTGGCGCCGATGGTCGTAACCACCCCGGCCGCACCGGCGACCACCTTCGCGCCAGCGGTGATGGCACCGCTGGACGTGATGCTCAGCACCGGGCCGAACATGAGCGCCTTGACCGGCGCGGCAGAAGCCGCGCCGGCGAGCGCGTAGCCGACCACCGCCGCTGATGCGGCGCCGGCCGGGCCGAGAGTGCCATCACCGCTGACCTCCAGCAGTTGGCCCTCCGTGATGGTGGCCGAAGCGGTCGAGCCGGAGTAGATGTGCTCGAATCCTTCGTGCAAATGGTTCGCGCTGCGAAGGATTGAGCCTGAGATGACAGGCATCGTCAGCTCACCACACCAGTGATCTCGTAGCCCGCGCCGGTTTCCTGCACGTACGGAACCGTCAGGCGGCGGGCCTGAAGGTCCCAGGCGTCCTGGCCTTCCTTGCGGATCGGCTTGACCTCCACGCCCGCCAGACCACCCATCTGGGCGTATCCGGGTGCGCTGGCGGTCTCGTCGGCCATGCCGCCGAGTTGGGTGCTGTCCAGAATCCACGCCCGGGTGGCGACCGGCAGGTTGGGCGTCTTGACGACCGTCAGGTTCGCCACCGTTTCGATCATGCCGGTGTAGATCGGGTTGTCGTTCGTTTCCCGCTTGCGCAACTGGGCGATCGCGTCGTTGAGCATCAGGTATGTGTACGCCTTAGGCGACACGACCAGTGTGTCCGCCTTGTAGCCCTGGTTGAGGTCCTCAAGGAACTGGATGCCGAACAGGATGTCGTCCAGCGGCTTGCGGTTGGCTGGGGTGGCGTTGTCCCACGACCCGGCCGTGGCCACCTCGGCCGTGATCGCCGTGCCGATGGCGGCCATCGCAACCGTGTCGACCTGCTTGATGACCGTGGTAACAACCTTGGTCAGCGCCTTGTCGACAGCCGACATCGGGTAGGACTTGCGGGTGATCTCCTCATCGGTCAGGAGAGCTTTCTGGCCCCACTTGGCGACCGCGGCTATACCGGCGGTACCGGTGCCCAGGTTGGCGTACGGATATTCGGATCCGGCCGACACGGCCTCAACGGTCCGGTCGGAGATGAACGGTTCGGTCATGTCGTACAAAACCGCGCCGCCCGAGGCCCGCGACCGATCCTTGAGCAGCTGGTCGGCCACGAACCGCAGATCCGTCCAGTCCCTGAGCCGCCGCTGGATGCGGGTCGGATCGCTGAGGAACCGAGAGATGGTGACGAGGTCGCCCAAAAGGGTCGGGCTTGCTGCCGGGAATGCGTAAGGCATTGCCTATCTCCTTTCGGATTACCGACGGCCCTGGACGCGCAGCTTCAGCGGGGAACCCGCAGCTGTCGTCACGGCCGTGCCGATGAGGGAACCGAGCGCCGCAGCAGTACCGACTGTTGCGGTCTTGACCTGGCCGGAGGCGTCGGTGACGACACCCGCCAGGACGGTGATTGCACCTGACGCGACCAACTCGTGGATGCAGCCGTCGAGCGGCCACACGGTGAGCTTCGCGCCGGACGCCGCGTCGTGGGCGGCAACACCAGCCACGACAAGGGAGTCGGCGCCGGAGACCGTCACCGTGCTCGCGGCGGACCAGACGACAACATTGCCGCCGGCGACAATGCCGCCAGTGGTGACCGTGAATGGAACAACGCCGCCCGTGTAGACGGGTGTGTAGTCGGCCATGACCTACGCCACCTTTCGGCGTGACGGGTCGGACAGGCGGGCGATCTCGCGGTCGAGTTCGTCCTCTTCCACCTCGACATCACCGGCGTAGCCGGACGCCATGACCGGCATGACGTTCGGCGCCAGGGTGCCAATGACCGTCCGGGTGCCCTCCGGGTCGGCGTCCCACAGCCGCACCCAGTGCTCCTTGCGGGCCGGTGCGAACTTGCCTTCCTGCACCGCCGTGGCGATGATCTGGTCCCGCTCGTCGCGGCGGCGTAGGGAGTCGCGCGCCTCAAGAGCCTTGGTGCGCTCTTGCAGCGCATCCCAGGCCGACGCCTCGACCATCATCGTGCCGGGCTTTACGGCGGGCGGAGGCGCAGACGCGGCAACTGGCTGCGGCGGCGCCGCGCCCTGGGGAGGTGCGAACTCGGCGTTAAACGCCGCCCTCACCTCGTCGTCGGAGGCGTCCGGGTCCAGGCCCAGCGCCTCTCGGATCTCGGCCTTGTCCAGGTTGGACATACGGACTCCTTCGGTGGTGGATAGTGCTACCGCCTCTTCGGCGGGGTCTGGGGGGTCCTCTTCGGACAGTTCTTCCGGCTCGTCGAGCTCGGGAGCCTCCGGCGGCACGGCCGGGTCGTCGTCGGGCGCGGAGGCAAACAACGGGGTCGCCGACGAGGCGGCTAGCGCGTTCTGCAGATCGGCAAGGGAGCGGATGTTGCGAACAGCGGGCGGCACCGCGCCGAGAAAAGCCAGGCCGGACAGGATGAGGGAGTATTCGCGGCCGTCGTATTCGACGTTCTGCCAGCCCTGGATGCTGCGGTTCGGCCAGCGGGTCGGGGCCGAGGCGGCCAGCCAGCCGGGCATGCCGATGATGTCGCCCTTCAGCACCGGGCCGCGCTCGTCCTCGAGGTAGCGGATGTTCGTGACCGACCCGAATGTCGGCTCACCGTCGAATCGGCCATCGGTGTGGCCGAGTTGGATCGGCACGGCCTGCCCGCCGGACGTGGCGAAGAAGTCGGCCGCGTCGCGCAGCATGCCGGCGGTGAAGTTGCCGTCGCCGAGCTTCACCGACCACGCACCGGGCCGGGCCAGTTCCACGCCGAGCATCTGTGAGATGGCGTGCGTCATCAGCCCACACACCTCCTATCGGTGGGTGGGCTCAGCGCCCTAAATCAGTCGGATGCCGACACAGGCATCAACGCACGTAGCTTTCTACAGTTGCCGCGTCAACGAATGGCGCGCTACTCATCCCATTTTGGGACCGCCTTCTTTACCATCGCTGCTGTCGGCGCCAGTTCGTCGATCTGCTCCTGTGTGAACCCCAAAGCCTTCAACCGTGCCCGCTTCTGACGGATGGTCAGACCGGTCAGGTCTGGGGCGTCGGCGAGTGTCGGCGCTTTGGCTCCTGCCATCTTGGCTACAGCGGGGGAGGTTTCAAGTCGGTCCGAAAGATCGGCCACGCGACGTAGTTCCTCGGCGCCGCGTCGCCTGTCCTGCGCCAGCTTCAGCAACCGCTGCTGGAACGGCGGATCCTGCCCTTCGGCTTGCAGTTCGAAGTTGCGCGCGGCCGTTTCATAACCATCGGCGGCGGCGCGCAGCTTCTTCGGGTCTCCGTCGGTCGCCCAAATGTCGCGGCTCAGGACGCCGTCGTCGGTGGCGTTGGCCGCTTGATCGACAAGGTTACGGCGGGCGACGGCCAACGCCATCTTGGCTACAGCGGGAGAGCCGGTGCGGGGGGACGAGGGAAGTGGGCGGGGCGAAGGGTCCTCAAACCGGAGGGCATGAGTCCCGTCGCCGCCGATGCGCAGCGACGCCTCGTGGTCTCGTGGGCTGAGCGCCTTGCGGTTGTCCCACGGGATCAGGTGGACGCCGGACTCGACGGCGAGCCGCGTCAGTATGGCGTCCTGCTCGGCGCGTGGAACGTCGGCAAGCTCGGCGCGTACGTCGGCGAGCGGCGCATATCCACCGGACTGCTTGTGCTTGGCGTACGCCGCCCGGATCCGGTTCTCGACCTGCACTTCACGTACGGCCGGATCCGACGACAGTCCACCCTCACCGGTCAGATCAGGGGCTTTCGGGGTGGCCTTGCGGGGGGTGGCCTTCTTGGTGGGGGTGGGCGAGTCGGAAATGATCTCAACATCAAGCATTCGCATGGTTCCGCCGTGCTCTTTATCGCGCGGCACTTCACCGTGATCGGCGACTACCCGGTACCTCACGCCACGAGGGAGGAGCAGCTCCGCCTCGTCGTTTGAGTCCGACAGGCGCAGTGCCGGGCTGCCCTTGGGAAGCACAACCCGCATAAGCACCTTGCCGAACTTCTCCGCCACGACGCGGTCGGTGCTCGTGCTGCTGTACCCGTCGTCGGACCATTCGGCGCCAGAAAGGTCGTCCGGCCACTTCACCCGCGGGCCGAAGACTGTCTGCCCGCCACCCATGCCGCGCCATGTCACAACCGGGCCGGTTGTCCGTGACTGTGCTATTTCGCGGTCCAGTTGGCGGACGTGGCCGCGCAGGGTCGCCTTGTCTTCCACTTCGGCGCCGCGCAGCATGCCGTTGATGTTGGCGAAGTCGTCGTCGCGGTAGATGCCGGTGACCCGCGCGCTGCTCATCGGAACGGTCTCTAGGCCTTCCTGGCCGGTCGCCGCGTCCTTCAGGTCGGCATCGAGACGTCGGCGCCGCTCCGGCAGATCGGCAGCCGAAGGATTGGCTTTCGCGATAGGCCGCCTGCGTCCGAGCCCCTTGGACGCCTGCTGATGGTTCAGTCCAGCCGAGCGGCGCATGAGGTACTGCCGCTGCATGTCCGAGTCGAGGTCGCTGAACCATTCCCGTTCGGAGTCGGTCAACCGGGCGCGCTCGGGGGCGAACGGGTCCTCAGGTGTGCGGTCCGGGACGTCCTGAACGGGCGCGGCCTTCTTGGCGGGCACCGCTTTCTTCACGGCAGCCTTGGCCGGTGCCGGTCCGCCCTGTTCCTTGCCCGCCCACTCCGCTAGCCGTGGCTCGTCGTTAGCCTCAGCCCACGCCTGCAAGCCGGCCAGGCTGTCGAACTTCTGCACCAGCTTGCCCTGCTTGCCGTGGTCATCCTCCCGGTACAGGGACGGCTTACCGTCCTTGTCCCGGTAGACGGCGACGTCCAGGTCGTGATACGCGGCGCCTTGCAGGGTGAACTTCGCCAACGGCTTGTCCTCGGCGCGCTTGCCCTTCACCGTCTCCCGGACGTAGTCCAGGATCAGATCCTCGAGCTCCTCCGCCGTCACCGGGTTTTTCGCACTGCTGCGGCGCACCTTCAAGCCGAGGTTCTTCGTCGCCACCGTCCGCAGATTCGCGACCGTGAAGCCGTGCCCCTTCAGCGGATGATCCCCACCCTCCCCCCGCGACCACAGCTGCAGCGCGTTCATCACCCGCGCGAACACGGTCCGGAACTGGCCTTTACGGTCGCGCGGGTGCAGGGCCGGGTTCCAGTCCAGCCCGGCGGCGCGGACCACGCCGGTGAACTCGGCAATCGCGGCGGCAAGGGCATCCGTGAAGTCGTCGAATTGCCCCGGTTCGTCGTCGTCATACTCGTCGATGTCCGCCGACGCGTACACCGCCGAACCCGAGCCGTACTCGGCGGATTCGTCCGGCTCGCTCGCCGGTGGGGTAGTGCCGAAGCCGCCGAACCCGCCATCCGGCTCCCGAACGGTGTCCGGATCCCGCGGCGGAAGACCGTACTGCTGGCGGCTCCACTGCTCCAACACCTCGTCAGCCTTGATGATCCCCACGTCGACCAGCAGCTTGATCGCCTGCGCGGTGGCGGCCTGGCGGGAGCCGATCTCGTCGAAGCAGATCCGGGGCGCCGGCTCCTCCGGACCCCAATTCGCGTCCACAAGGTCCTCAACGATGTGCATCGTTGCGGTGTCGGCGATCTGCTGGGCCAAGGTCTGCAACGACAGGGTGAAGAAGTCGGCGAACGTGACGCCCAGGGCGTAGGACCCGTGCGACTGGGTGTCCAGGTTCAAGAAGTGCGCCAGGACCGCGCGGGCGATCTGCTCGTCGTGATATTTGATGACCGGCAGGGCGTCGGGAAGATCTCCCTCCACGCCGCGCAGGATCAGATCCGCGCCGAACGGCACCGCCGAACCGGCAGCCTCACCGGCCCGCCACGACGTGGCCATGGACAGGCCCTTGGCCATCTCAGTGTCCGCGGCAGCGCCCTGCGTCACCGTGGTCTCGCTGCCCTTGTAGAGCGGAATGCCCATGCCGTTACGTTCGATGGTCTGGGCCTGAACCCTCAGTAGGCGGTCCTTCAGCAGCCAGTTCTTGTAGGCCTGGCGGAGGATGCTGCGCCCGAGCCAGTTCGCGCCCTCACGCTTGTAGACGTAAGCCACCAGATGCCGCACAGGGATGGGCTTCTGCGGCCCCCGCTGGTCCACCGACCCGCACTGCCTGATAGAGATCAGCCCGCCGTCGCGGGCCACGTTGATTTCCTCGATCGTGCGGGGCATCCGCGGGCCCAGCTTGTGCAGATGTGCCCGGTTCCCGTCCTCGGTGACCACGTAGGACTGCTCGAAGTACATGTGGCCGAAGGGAAGCATCAGCGTCGCCAGCTCGAGGTGCTCGAGCCAACTGAACCGGTCCCGCGTGCGCGGAGGCGGCTTCGGATTCTTGCCCTTGATCGGCAGCCCGA